TGGTAAAGCAAGAGAAATGTATTGTATTCCTTTTGAATTTGTATTCGGTTGGCTATTCACCATCAATCCTGCAAATGTTAAAGAAGAATCAAAAGAAAGTTTAATTAAGTATCAGTAGGAATGTTATCATGTCCTATACGAATATTTCTCCTCTTATGCCAGCTTCGTTAATCAAAAACAGAAGCAACAAGCGGAAGACTGGGCACGTATCCAAATTCTGAAAAAGGAATTTCATGAAGCAAAGAACAAGTTAGCCAAGGCAACGAAGCAAATGAACATGACTGTCGACTACTCGTTTGAGCAATGGAAGGCTAACGG